ATGTATTGCAGGCTCTTTAGCTCCCCGTCATCGTCATATAAAGGGAGCGCCAGCCGACCATCGCCAGTCACTCTAGCTCCGTGTGGCGCAACGCCCTTTTTTACCAGATAGGGGTGCTCACTACTCGCGGCCTCGCAGCTCTCCCATATAGTGGCCACTGTATCGGCTGCCACTGCCTGCGCCTTCTTTCGCTCCGCATCGCGTGCTGCTGCTGCCTCTGCCATACGGCGCGCCAGCGCCATCTCCTCTGCTGGTGAAAACTCACGGTCAGATTCTGCCCGCCATGTCTGCTCGATGCCAGAGCGCCAGCAGCCAAAGCGCCCAGCAGGTATGCCGTCTCCGTATGCTATATACCAACCCGATTTATCAGCGCCGCGCCCGCCATTCTTGAATCGATGAACGCGCCCGTCTAGGCTTATGCTATCTGGCGCCGCTATCCCGCAAGCAGTCATTGCATCCATTAGCTGCGCCTCGGGCGTTCCAATATGGCGCGGCAATGCGGCTGGAGGTGCGCGAAACCCACCAGCAAAAATTGTGTCAAGGCTAGCCATGCTTTATGCCTCTTTTTCTTCTTGTGTTGTCTTTTCGCCGCGCAGCAGATAGCCACTCAGCGCCTCCACCGTTGCCGCCGTTGGGTTTCTATTAGCGCCGCTACGAATAGCCTGCACGGTGCTATAGCTTACCCCCGTATATGCCGCAACCATATCGACGCGCCTATCCTGAAGCGCCTCGCGTATCTGCTCAATGCTCATCATGGTTTTTGCTCCTTGTGTAAAAATTGCATCATACTACAAATAATTTTTAATCAATTGCAAATCTTTTGCTTTTTTGGTGCTATAGTGCATCTACCGCAACCGAACTGCATTCCGCAAACAGGGCGGCAACATCAAAGGAGCGCCTCATGGCAATCTTAGTAAAACACACAGGAAGCCTCGCGGCTGACGGTGTAAAAATCCTGACTTATGGTCAGGCAGGGGCTGGCAAAACCAGCCTAATACCTACGCTACCAAGCCCTATTGCGCTTAGCGCGGAAGGCGGGCTGTTGTCCATCAAAGATGCCAATATCCCATATATCCAAATTAGCACTATGGCCGATTTGCAGGAAGCTTATATGTGGCTCAAGGAAGCCAAGGAAGCCAAGGAGTACCAATCCGTAGCGCTCGATAGCATCAGCGAAGTGGCCGAGGTGGTTCTTGCCGATGAGCTGCGAAAAAACAAGGACGGTCGTGCAGCGTATGGGGAGCTAAATTCGACGATGGCAGAGCTAATCCGCTGCTTTCGGGACCTGCCTCACAAAAATGTCTTGATGACGGCGAAGCTGGAAAAGTCTCAGGATGAAATGGGGCGGATTCTTTATGCCCCATCCATGCCAGGCAAGAGCCTGACGCAACAACTGCCTTACTTTTTTGATTTTGTTTTTCCTCTTCGCGTGGAAAAGGACGCAGAGGGCCATACCCAGCGTGCGATCATGACGGACGGCGACGGCCTTTGGCTGGCGAAAAGCCGAAGCAGATCGCTTAGCGTATGGGAATCGCCAGACCTTGGCGCAATCATTCGCAAAATTGGAGGAGAAAATGAATAACATCCCCACCACAATCGAGGCTATGTCAGACGCATGGCTTGATGCCAAAGCCCAAGAACATGCGGCAACTGAGCGCCGCAGGGTTATCGAGGACGCGATGCTCGAAAGCCTAAAGTCCGCCATCTCTGAGGACGGCGAAGGGGCGCTCACCATCAAGCCTGCTGGCTATTCAATAAAAATCACCCAGCGGATCACGCGCACAGTCGATGCTGATCTCATTCAGGAACTGGCCGCCGATTCTGGCCTTTCTGAACATCTATCAAGTCTGTTCAGGTGGAAGCCTGAGCTGAATAAAAGGCAATGGGACAACGCTGCTACCAACATCCGCACCGCGCTATCCCCTGCAATAACGGCCAAGCCAGGCCGCCCTTCTTTCTCTATCACCAAGGAGTAACACAATGGCTTTCTTAAATAAAACATTCACCGCAGCCGAGCTGCCACAATCTGATTCTAATTTTGACCCATTGCCAGCTGGCTGGTATCAAGTCTCAATCGGGGGCGCGGAACTGCGAGCCACCAAAAGTGGCACGGGGAAATACATTGCAGTGCGCTACGATGTTTTAGGCCCTACACATCAAGGGCGCGTTGTTTTTGGCAACCTGAACATTATCAACCAAAACCCCAAAGCGCAGGAAATAGGCCACCAGCAGCTTGGCGAATTGATGCGCGCCATTGGCCTAGCGCAGGTATCTGATACCGACCAGCTCATTGGCGGCCAGCTTTCTATCAAGCTAGCCATCCGCTCTCAGGAGGGCTACGAACCATCTAACGATGTGAAAGGTTTCAAGGCTCTGCCTGGCGGCATGGCGCAGGCACCTGCTTATGCCCAGCCACAGGCCGCTGCTGTGCCACAGGCGCAGCAAACAGCAGCCGCAGCGCCCCCTTGGGCTAAACAGCACTAGAACCTAAACGAAACGATGCCCGGCCAGAAATGGCTGGGCTGAAAGCGCCATGCAAATGCAAATACCAATAACAAACCCCATTGTTACCGCAATTGATGCCGCGCACGAAGCGCGGCCTGAATCCCCCCGCGCACACCTTGGAGCCAGCTTGCTAGGCCACCACTGCGACCGCTACCTCTGGCTATCCTTTCGCTGGGTGAATCCAGAAAAATTCAGCGGGCGAATGCTGCGCCTCTTTAGGCGAGGCCAGCTTGAGGAAGCCACCGTCATCTCTGACCTACGCGCCATAGGCTGCAATATCACGGCCACCGAGCTAGATACTGGCCACCAGCAGCGCGTTGATTTTGGCTGCCATGTCAGCGGCAGCGTGGATGGGGTTATCAACGGCGGCCTACCGACCGCGCCGAATAAACCCCATGTTTTGGAGATCAAAACGCACAATAAAAAGAGCTTTGACGCTTTGGAAAAAGACGGCGTTGCCAAAACCAAGCCTATGCACTTTACGCAAATGCAGGTCTATATGCTTGGCCTTGGCATAGACCGCGCCCTCTACATGGCCGTCTGCAAAGATGACGACCGCCTATACGCCGAGCGCGTTCGCCTCGACCGCGAACACGCCACCAAAGCGGTAGAGCGCGGGCACCGTATCGCTACTGCTGACAATATGCCAGAGCCATGTCCTGGCGCTAGCCCTAGCTGGTATCTCTGCAAATTTTGCCCGCATTACGGCCTCTGCTGGGGCAAGGATAAGCCAGAGGCGAAGCCACAATGCCGAGCCTGCGGCTACAGCACCGCAAAGCCAGATAGCACTTGGCAATGCGAGAAATGGCAGGCCACAATACCATTAGACGCGCAGCGCGAAGGCTGCACAGAATTTGTTTTGCACCCGCATATTGGAGAGCTCGCGTGCAACTGAGAGAATACCAACGAAGAAGCATCGACCAGCTCTACGAATGGATGCGCGAGAACGACGGGAACCCGTGCCTTGAGCTTCCTACTGGCGCTGGAAAAAGCCACATCGTTGCTGCGCTTTGTAAAGATGCTCTACAAAACTGGCCTGAAACTCGCGTCTTGATGCTCACCCATATTAAAGAGCTGATAGAGCAGAATGCGGCAAAGATGCGCGAGCACTGGCCGAATGCCCCGCTTGGCATCTACAGCGCAAGCGTAGGGAAAAAGCAGCTTGGCGAACCGATAACTTTTGCTGGTATTCAATCCATCGGCAAGCGAGCAGCGCAGATCGGCCATACGGACATAATTATTATTGATGAATGCCACCTTGTTGGCCACAAAGACCAAGGCGGCTACCGCGCCCTGATTGCGGATCTACAGGCCATAAACCCATCGATTCGCATCATTGGCTTGACCGCCACACCGTACCGCCTAGGGCATGGCCTGATTACCGATAAACCCGCGATTTTTGACGGAATAGTCAAGCCAGTGAGCATTGAGGAGCTGGTTTTCAAAGGGTATTTAGCACCTCTTCGCAGCAAGCACACTAGCAAAAAACTAGACACGACGGGGGTGCACAAGCGCGGCGGTGAATTTATAGAAAGTGAATTGCAGGCAGCCGTAAACACCGCCGAAAACAACGCCGCGCTGGTTTCTGAAATCATGGCCAGAGCGGAAGGCCGCAAATCTTGGCTACTTTTCTGCGCTGGGGTGCAGCACGCCCAGGCTATGGCTGACGCGCTCATCGCTGCTGGCGTCAAGGCTGAGTGCGTAACGGGCGCCACGCCAAAGAAAGAGCGCGAGCGCATCATCGCCTCTTTTAAGGCTGGCGAAATCACCGCGCTGACAAACGCGAATGTCCTAACAACGGGCTTTGACGCGCCTGATACCGACCTGATAGTGCTTGCCAGGCCAACGCTCAGCCCCGCGCTTTATGTGCAGATGGCCGGGCGCGGCATGAGGCTAAAAAGCCACATAGATGACTGCCTAGTCCTCGACTTTGCTGGCTGCGTTGAAACACATGGCCCCGTTACGGCAGTAATCCCACCAAGCAGAAGCGGCGAAAAGTCAGGAAAGCCCCCGGTTAAGCCTTGCCCAGAATGTGGCGAAATCCTGCACGCTAGCACAATGACCTGCACGGCTTGCGGTCATATTTTTGAGCGCGAAGAGCCTAAGCTGGCGCTGCGCAACGACGACATCATGGGTATCAACGGGCGCGAGATGGCTGTAACATCATGGCTATGGTCAAAACACACCAGCCAAAACAGCGGCAAGGATATGCTGCGCTGCACATACTACGGCCTGCTCTCTGACAAGCCCGTCACGGAGTATTTTTGCGTCACCCACACTGGCTATGCGGGCGACAAGGCTGCTAGGGCTGTTGGCGCAATCGCGTACCGAGCTGGCGTAGGTGATATTGTGGACATCGATTTGCTCCAGGCCGCCACCGCGCTCACGGCTGGCACGCCCCCAGCCAGCATAGAATATAAAAAAGATGGCAATTTTTACCGCGTTTTAGATAGGATATGGCAAGATGATAAAGCTGAAAAAACCTGAGATTGTGATCCAGTGGGAGCGCGGGGCCAAACAGCCACCGAAAGTATGCTGGATGTGCGACCACCTAAGCATGGGCACTGGCAAATGCGAGAAATATGGCATGGAGCCTCCAGCAGATTTTGCAGAAACGCCTGGCGCTTGCGAAGAATGGGTGTGCGAGGCTCCATTTTGAGCGCGGCAAGGCTGCCAGAGGCGCTACCATCCGAAGACCAAGAGCAGGCATGGCTTGTAGCATGGTTTCGCCGCCAGTACCCACTTCTTCGCATCTTTGCCGTGCCAAACGGCGGCCACCGCCACAAGGCAACAGCCGCCATGCTCAAGGCGACTGGTGCCACCGCTGGCGTTCCTGACCTACTCATACCCGCCTCGCGCAAAGGCTGGCACGGGCTTTTTATAGAGATGAAGCGCACCAAAGGCGGCACTATATCGCCAGAGCAAAAAGACTGGCTAGCTCACCTAAACGAACAGGGCTACCGCGCTGAAGTCTGCAAAGGCTTTGAGGCGGCTAAGGCGGTGATTCAAGATTATTTTGCTTAGCCGATCTTGATTTTTGCCAACTTGTCGTAAAATCGCCCCATGACATATAGCCCACACTATCAACACCTAGACCGCTTGCGCAATCGCCTCATCCCGTATGGCTACCTGCCAATATGCAGAGCCACCGGCCTTGCAGCAAGCACGGTCACTGGCTTCTTGGCGGGCAAGCCCACCAGCAACAATATGCGAATCACCACACTGGTGAAGCTGGAGCAATTCCTTGCGGAAAACCCACAGCCGCCTAAGAAAGCCCGCGCATACCGCCCTCGCAAACCGTTGCAGCTTTACAATAACTTTACACAGTAAATCGAAAAGATATGCAGATTTGGATTACAGTTCACCCCATCGCAGCAAACAAACATTGTTGCGAAGAGACCAAGTCTCGCAGCGCACGGGTGCTCGCTTACCCCCCGTTGAGGTCTAGCAGACCAAGAGCAGCAAGGAACAGTCAGGCGGGTGTCTGGCGCAGGCTTTCGTAAGAGAGCCATCATTGAAGCAGCCTCATTTTTCTGCAAATGGTTTTATGGCGCGGCTGTTTCAATGATGTTTTTAACCACCTCGGGAAAGTAGCGAGGACTTTCAAGTAAGCGTAACAGTGGTATCTAGTAGGCAACGCAATTGCGCCACTGCTCACCTCATCCGCGAGGGCGCTTACTTGATGGTGAGGCTAATGGTACGGGGTAGCCCGTCCGTCCAACAGCGTGAAGGCTGGTACTAGGAACCGTAGAGGTGCATCGAAGCGGGAAGAGTCGCAATCCAGCCGTCTGGGGTGCCCCAGCGCCATCAATTTTTAATTCCACCAGCCCGCACCACGCGGGCTTTTTCATTAGGAGGAAGCAATGGAATATGACAGCCCAGACTACCGCGCCGCTGGTGCAGCGTATTGGCGCGAAGAAGCCGAGCGCGACCGAGAGGAAGAGGCTAAGCGCGAAAATGCAGAGCGCCTGACCATTCAATTGGAAAAGCACCTTGAGCAAAACGAATGGGACGCGCAAGTGCCACATCCGCAATGCGAAAAGCAGCTAATCGAAATCCGAGAGTTGCTTGCGGAATGGATAGACGAATCACTGGAAAATACGCCAGTCGTAGCTGTGGCACTGATTGAAGCGGCGGCTGGCGATATTAACCCTGTAAAAGAGATGCTAGACGGGTTTTTAGGGTGGTATGAAAGGGAATTGCGGTTATGAAGACTTTCAAAACCACAGCAGAGCGCCTGCACGCGATTTGCTTGCGCGCCCAAAGCGGCAAGCCCCATGGTTTAAGCCTGCACCGCTTCGGTCTGATTTGTGCCATGCGCGGCTATC